TATGTGGAAGTATTCGACACAAGCCTATTATCTTGATCGGATCGAACGCGTCAGGATCACGAAACAACGGTTAGAAAGACGGGACAGGATGTCAGACGGATTCGTTCAATTCACAGTCTGCGAACGTGGCAAACGGCGCGAAATCAGATCAATTCATATCAATGAACGCGTCGTCCACAGGGCAGAAAATGATCTGATTCTGGTTCCGATCCTTCGCCCGAAACTGATCTATGACAACGCGGCGTCATTAAAAGATCGGGGAACACATTTCGCATTAAAGCGATTGAAGGTTCATTTGTGGCGATATTTTAGGAAACACGGTTCGAATGATGGGTTCATCCTTGTCGGAGATCTTCACGGATATTTCGACAACGTGGATCATGATGTGGTATTCCGGGAATATGGAAAGATCTTCGGATATGATCCGGATATCGTGGATCTGACGATGGATTTCATTGACGCCTTCGGGATCAAGTCGTTAGGACTTGGATCGCAGGTTTCACAGATGACAGCAGTCTTTTATCCGAACCGGATCGATCACTATATCAAAGAACAGCTTCGGATCCGGGGATATGGTCGTTATATGGACGACTTTTATCTGATCCATGAATCGAAGGAATATCTGGAAAAGTGTCTGATCGACATCCGGCGGATGTATAACGACATCGGAATCGAACTGAACGAGAAAAAGACGAAGATCGTCAAATTATCAGACGAATTCAAGTTCCTGAAGGTCAAAACACGTTTAACCGACACCGGGCGGGTTGTAATGCGTCCGGATCGTGGGACGATCACAAGGGAACGAAGAAAACTGAAAGCCCTTCGCCGCAAACTGGACGAAGGAAAGGTCACGTTTGACGATGTAAAACAGGCGTTCAATTCGTGGAAGGGACACATAAAACATTTTGATTCATACCGCACGGCGCGGAATATGGATAAACTGTTCAACGAACTGTTTCAAACGGAAATCATCAACGAAAAGAAAGGAGTTTCAAACAATGGGAAAAACAAAAAAAGATTCAGGGGAGAATTCAAACGATATGAGTTTCCCGAACGTGTTGATCCGTCTGAAAGACGGCACCGAGTTAGACGTTGTTCAGAATGGGACAACGTATGAATCCGGGACAGTCATCAACAAGGCAAAACTGACAGATGAAAACCTTCAGGAGATCCAGATCGACGGCGTGACATACTTCAACATGACACTTGTTTCGATCTATCCGTGGGACGAAGGAACCAGATTCGCGATCCGCGAACTGACAGATCAGGAAATCGAAAACAAGGATCTGAAGGCGCAGCTTCAGGCAGCGGAACAGAGCGCCGCAGAACTGACAGTCCTTGTTTCGGGATTATTAGGCGCATAAAAGAAAGGAGATCAGGACGATGACATTCACAAAGGATTCAGGACTTGTCAAAGTATGGGTTAGACTGGTTCAGAATGGAACATATACACGCGAACAGGTTCCCGTTTTATATAACCTTCGCGAAGTCGTCTATGAGGTTTTAGACGAACAGGAAAGCGGCGAAGCCGCCTAAATTGCCGGAAGTGGATCCGACTTCCGGATCTTTTCCTGAATAGCCCCGGCGGGACTGACGATTTTTCGTCACACCGTCGGGGTTTCATTTTGTATCATGAGCGCATAAAGGTTATAAACACGGCAAAGAAAGGGAATCAAGTCATATTATGGAACAGGAATTTTTGACACGCAGGGAACACGAAGAATTCGCCCGCAGGATGGAATCTGAAAACGCAAGGATCAAAGATGAAAACGACCGTCAGAACAAGCGGATCGGCGTTGTCGAAGAAACCGTCAAGGAATTCAACAAATTAGCTATGCAGATAGAACGGATCGCCGTATCAATTCAACAGATGACCGAAGAAATATCAAAGCAGGGCGCAAGGCTTGAACAGATCGAAAGCAAGCCCGCGAAACGATGGGACGCCCTGATCGGGGGCATTATCGGCGCAGCCGCGGGCGCAGTCGGCGCGGCTATTATGGCGGGGATCATAAAATGAAGAAAACAAGGAAGAAAACGGAAATGTCAAAGATCCTTCTGATCGTGTCGGATATCATCACATCCGTGACGGTTATCGGGACATTTGTCGCCGTTTTCTGGATGAAAGATATTTCGCCCCTTGCGTTCCTGATCCCGGGTGTTTTCGGGTTGTCAAGTATCGCGCACGGGTTCTATTTTTGGAAGGCAAAGGCGGAAAACCTTCACAAATTCGGACAGGACAACAAGATCACAATGTCCGGCGAAGAAGATCCATCCGGATCCGATTTTGACGGCGGATCCGTTGGATAGATTAAAAGTGAACAAAAAGGGAAAGGATGTGAAAACATGGATCAAACAATGGTCGAGATCTTGAAACTTGTCATCATGGCGGCGGCGTGTCTTTTAGCCTTCGCGATCAGGAAGGACGTTGTTCCCTTCCTTCAGTCAAAAATGACTGCGGATCAGCTAAAGGCAGCGCAGGAAATGGCGTCAATGTTCGTCTATATGGCGCAGCAGGTCTTTTCTGATAAGTCCGGCAAGGAACGAAAGGAAATCGTCAGAAAAGCCCTTCAGAACGCTTTATTCGAAGCCGGGATTGATCTGTCAGATCAATTCGTTGATGACATGATCGAAGCGGCGGTCAAGGGAATGAAGATCGCCGAATCAGGCAACCAGAAGGAAAGCAACTGAAAGGATGTGAAATCATGGCAACAAACACACAACAGAAGGCGTTCATAATGCAGATCGCGCCCCTGATCGTGAAGTATGCAAGGGAAAACGGATATAAAAACGCGTCCGCGATCATAGCACAGGCGTGTCTTGAATCTGGATATGGACTGTCATCCCTTGCGGCGAAATATCACAATTATTTCGGGTTGAAATGTGGTTCTTTATGGAAGGGCGCGTCCGTCAATATGCGCACAATGGAAGAATACACAACGGGCGTCCTGACATCGATCAAGGACAACTTCAGGGCATATCCGAACATGGAATCCGGCGTCAAGGGATATTTTCAATTTGTTTCCGCCGCAAGATACAAGGCGTTGAAGTCCTGCGCTGATCCTGAAAGCTATCTGAAGGCGATCAAAGCGGCGGGATATGCCACATCGTCAAAGTACGTTCAGAACAATCTTCGCGTTGTGTGGGCGCATAACCTGACAGAATGGGATCAGGCATTGTCAGGTGGCAACGTTCCGACATCCGACACCGGGATCGGACAGGCGTCAAACTGTCCGGAATACAAAGTCGGCGGAATATATACTTGTCAGGTCGAATTGAACGTCAGGGACGGGGCGTCCACGGGCAGCAGGAAAAAGAATCATTCAGAATTGACCGCGAACGCAAAGGCAAACGACCGGGACAAGGACGGCGCAATCGATAAATACACGAAAGTGAAAGCCCTTGAAATCAAGAAGGACGGATCCGATGTCTGGATCAGGATCCCTTCCGGATGGATCGCAGCATATTACAAGGGGAATCGTTACGTCGAATAATTAGGAAAGGGGGATCCAGTCCGTAAAAAGGCGCGGACAAAATTCTTCTTTTGGTCGAAAAGGATATTATCACGGAAATGAAGGCGACTGTCAAAAACAGTCGCTTTTATTATGGCGTTGTGATAAAATATATCCCCGTAATATGTAGAAAAAGAGGATCAAACCATGACACAACATTTTAATGATGACATACAAAGACAGATCGACGAAATGGATCTGAACAGTCCGCCGCCGATCGAGGAACCGCGCCGTCAATATTGGTTCATAAAGAAATGCAGGGAAATCGTGAAACGTAAGTCCGAAGAAATGGGACGTCCATTGTCTGCGTGTACGGTAAACATGGGATGTCAGATGATTACTGAACACGGGACATTAAAAAGCCGCTAAAACAGCGGCTTTTTTCTTTTGGTGTAGTTTTTGGGGATGGAATTATTTCAGGATAAAACGGTTTCGAAGTCCGTTCTTGAATACGATTTCGACCGGGTAAGAATCCCGGATCACAATATGATCGATTATCATTCCGACAAAGTTCTTCAGGACTGTTTTTTCGACAGCTGCGGCAAAGTCTGAATAAATGATCCGATCTGTCCCCTGAAGGCGGTATGACAGAAGAAAAGACGACGCGGAATTCACGAAAGACAGTTCCGCCGCTTCCTGATATGATTCATCGGTCAAAGCGTCCGCAATCTTGTTATTGATCGCCGTCAACTGTTCCTGAAGATCCTGACGGGTTGAAACATATTCGGATTCGGAAATCGTTTCGTTATCAAAAAGATATGCTTTTTTTAATCGTTCCATAGCCCGGGACAGTTTCGACGCTTCAGAACGCAGTTCTGACAATCCTGATTCGTCCTTCTGGATCCGGTCAACGGGCGTCGGAATATATGAAAGTCCTTTTCCCGGCGTGATCGTTCCCTTGATCGCCTGATATATGACATCCAGATCCGCGGGATCTATTTCTTTGATCCGGTCAAATTCTTCGCCGGATAACAGGATCCGGGACAGATCTTCAGGGGACTTGATGGCGGATCTTGATTTCGTCGCCTGAACAATATTCCTGACATAATTGAACACGAAAGCCCCGATCACAACGTCCGAACAATACGGGGCGTCACATGATCTATAAACGCGGCGATTCGTGCAGACATACAAAGAAGGTTGAAAGCCGTTCGCCCGGATCTTGTCAAGGGTTGAAACCTGAAAGGAAGCCCCGCAGGATTCACATTTCAGGATCCCGCCCGCGAAAACGTGGATCCTTTTTCCGACGTGGGCGTTGTGGGCGATATCCTTCCCGTTTTCTTTTATCACAGCGTTGACGCGATCCCACAGATCCGGATCAACAAGGGGCGGGAACACGTTCGGAATATAAACGACTTCTTCTTCCGGCTTTTTCTGTCCCCGGGCGGAATTCCTATAATTATAACGATAATCGCCTTTATTCATGGGATTCTTCAGAAAGTTCAGGATCGTCGTTGTCGTCCATTTTCCGCCGCGCTTCGTCTGGATGTCGTGTTCATAGCAGAAGTCACGAACCTTCGCCGTCGAATGTGTCTGATCGTAAACCTGATAAAGAGTCCGCGCCTTTTCTGATTCGATGGGATCATGTTCCGGAAATTGCTTTTCTTCGTTCCATTTCCAACCGTAAGGCATACGCGCCCCGTTCCATTTGCCGGACATGGCGCGATCTATCATGACGCCCGTCACGCGTTCGGATGTCAGTTTTCGTTCCAGTTCCGCAAAAACAAGGATGATCTTCAGGACAGCTTCGCCGATCGCGGTCGAAGTGTCAAATTGTTCATTCAGGGAAATGAACGTGACGCGATATTTCTTGAATTCATCATACATCATTGAAAAGTCGATCAGGTTCCTTGATATCCTGTCGATCTTATAAACAACGACGTGTGATATTTCCCCGGCGCGGATCTTCTTCATCATCCGAAGGAAGGCGGGGCGGTCGGTATTCTTCCCGGATTTCCCCGCGTCCTGAAATAGTTCTGTATTATCGGCGTGAAGTATAT